ATATACAGAAGAAAATCCGTATATTGGTAGAACCCCTTTACTTCATGATAAACAGTTTGCCATAGGGTTCTGTTGTTATTATAAACTGAGAACCATCAGATACAACCACTTTGAATTTGTGGTCTTTAAATTCATCGTGTGTCATATGAATAATTCCTCCAAAGTGGACTAATACTAGTCCCATTATATCACAGGTTTCTATTAAACTAAATACGAAATGGACTAATTTTGGTTCACAAGGTGGAGCGAGATGGAGCAGAAGATTAAACAGGATGGAGAAATCCATATTGGAAAGAATATAAGGCGGATACGGAAAGAACAGGGAATGAAGCAGACGGAGTTGGTAAATCGGGTGCAATTGCTGAATGTGCCGATGACGAGAGAAGTCCTTGTGAAAATAGAAAGAGAAATACAACACATACAAGCTTCGCAGTTAAGAGCCATTCGGGATGTGTTGGGAACTTCATATGATGAACTGTTGAAATAGAGACCTTCGGTAATTTTTATGCCGAGGGTCTTTTTGTGTCCGTTTTTTTGGACACATAATTTGATATGGTTATATCATCAAAAGAAACCAATACTCACGGAAGGGAAGAAAGGAGCAACAAAATGGGAATGAGAATGATGAGTAAAGATTCAACAAGCATGGTGTATCATAGGCCGGAATGCAGGTACGCACGAAAAATTTATAAGAGAAATCGGGTGCAGATGAACTGGGATGAGGATGAATGGAAAGGATACCGTCCATGCAAATGTTGTGATGGAGCAGCATTTATTTACAATTTGGAACTTGGAAATATCGAACGTTTTGCAGAGCAGCATAATTTGGATGTGGATTTAAAGAACAACAAAATCTATGTCAGAACCGATGTGGGATGTTGGAAAATAGTCTACAAGAGAAGTAATCAGAAATTCATATTATTACATCGCAATTATGTGAGCGGACGCATCAGCTTAGATGAAGTGGAGAATGCCCCATATCATCGTCAAGGGGATATGTCGGATTCAGGAACTATCATGAAATATTTAAAATATATTCAGAAGCATGATGAGTTTAAGCAGAATCTGCCGTCAGACCTTCGTCTGATGCCACAAGACACAAAGTTACAAAAAACATATTATCAATCAGCAAAGAAACGTGAAGCAAAGCGTAGCGCAAGACGTTTGGACAGTCTGTTCCTTATGATCGAGCGTAAGGAAGGAATCAAACAATTATCATTTTGTTAATGGAGGTAGGGACTATGGAAAAAATCTATTTTACAATCGCAGGTACAAAACATCATTATGGACAGGAGTTCTTTGAACCGAAGCAAGAAGTGAATCTTGCTAAGGAACCGGACAACGAGTTTGATAAAGAAGCTATCAAAGTGGAGATGGATGGACTTGGTCTTGTGGGATATGTGGCAAACAGCCCATACACAGTTCAGGGGGAAAGCATGAGTGCGGGGAGATTGTATGACCGTATCGGTGACACTGCAAAAGGTGTGGTTAAGTATGTGTTGCCGCAGGGAGTTCTTTGCGAATTGGTAGAGGGGGAGAATGAATAACGGAGGTGCGTCATGAGGGAGCAGGATGAGATTTTCTATTTTGAACGTGGGGCTTTCTTTTCGGGACAGTTAGTCTATAAAATAATAAAAGTGAATGGAAAATATATTTTTACAGGACATGGCATGAATGCCTTTTATCGAATGAAAAAAGTAGAATTTGAACTGCCGGAAAGAGAACTTAATAATTTGCGTAAGGTCTTGGATGCAATTTGCAAATGGGATTCAGAATATAAAACTGACGCACACATCCTTGATGGATATGGTTGGTCATTATATTTTTGCCATGGTAGCGATAGGATTGAATCCCATGGATATGAAGCCTATCCTTCAAACTATAAAGAAGTTATAATAGTATTACAGGAGTATATTGAAGCTATCTGTGCAAAGTATAATGGCGACTATGAAACTGAAGGCCGAGAAAAACGGATTGCTCTGTAGCGGAGGTGTGTATGGACAATTTTGTAAAAAATGCATTGAACGAAGTAGAGGCAAGCGGTTCGAAGCATATGCTTAGTGATTTTTTACATAAGTATTATAACTTACCAATTTTTAATGATATGGAAGAAAAAATATGGGAAACAGAAGTGTTTTTGCCATTGAAAGAGCGTCCATCCGAAGTGTGGAATGCTATAGAATACTTAATGTCCATAACGACGGAAATTAATGATGAATCAGTAGAAACGCCTTTGGAACATGCTGTTGGATGTATAGATTATTATATGACAGATTATCTAATTCAGCATGGTGCAAATCCTAATTATTGGGAATGCAGACTGGAAAGTATAGAAGAGCATAAAAATATATCAGTACCGCTTGCAAATTGGTATTTGGAAGAAATAGATGTTGCCATTGTAAGCGGATTAGAAATCGATAATGAACTTGTTTTTACCCATGTTTATGAACTTGTGAGGATATTGGTAGATGCAGGGAAATTGTCTTCGTTCTACGGACTGTGCTTGGCATATAAAGAAAAGACCGATGAAATTGAACTAGGGAAGTTGCAATTAAAATATTAGTAAGTATATAGGACAAAACAGAAATTAAGGAGGGAGTAAAAAAATGTGGATTGAATATGAGTCCGGAAGCACAATAGGAACTGTCGGAAGTGAAAGCGGAGAGATTGTGCAGGACATTGAATATGCCGGAGAAGCACGAATTACGGTGGAGTGTTGTGAACGGTACTATGCAATTACAGTTGGTGTATATGGAATAATGGTACATACGGCTTTTTGTAACGGAGGAGAGTATCCGGAATGGGTAAGGAGTATGAAAGAGGATATCGAGAACTTTTTATCTAAGGAGCGTTCCTTGCAAGAAGCAGGTGAGTTTGGTGAGATGTTTTTTAATAAATACTAATATAAGAGGGGCTCTCATTATTGGGAGTCCTTCACGTAGGTGAAACATTATATTTTTGTTGAAAATGTTCGCTCAAACGAATATAATATAAGATAGAGTGTTTGTTTGAATGGAGGTAAACATGGAGTATTTAACGACTGCCGAATTTGCAGAAAAATGGAATGTTTCACAACGCAGAGTAGCGATCTACTGTAAGGAAGGTAGAATCCAAGGGGCAATAATTAAAGGAAGAACATGGTTAATTCCTGAGAATGCAAAAAAACCTGAGGACCCAAGGAAGAACAAAAAGGTATAAGTGAGGATATAGATATGTCTATGAATGAACTGCAAAAGCAGACGAATGCAAATATACAGGCCAAAGCTAATCTTATATGGGAAATAGCAACACATTTGGTTGGGCTGTTTAAGCCACATGAATATGGTAAAGTAATTTTGCCAATGACTGTACTTAAGCGATTTGATGACGCTTTAAAGCCAACAAAAGATGCTGTTGTGGCAATGGCTAAAAAACTGGATGAACAGAAGGTTGAAGGAGCTGCACGAGAGGGGATTTTATGCAGAACCTCAGGCTTTGATTTTTATAATACTAGCAATTTTGATTTTGCAAAATTAATTGCTGACCCTGCAGGCGTGGAAGGAAACTTCGAGGCTTATTTGCAGGGTTTTTCTTCTAACATTAAGGACATTATAGATAACTTTGATTTTGAAAACACCGTAAAATTAATGGTTAAAGGTGGAGTGCTTTTTGTTACGTTGCAAGAGTTTAATTCAACTAAAGCCGATATGTCACCGGATAAAATAACATCTGCTGATATGGGATATATTTTTGAAGAATTGATTCGAAAATTTTCTGAGTCTTATGACGAACAGGCGGGAGCCCATTTTACAAGTAGAGACATTATTTATTTGATGACAGAACTGTTAATTTTACCCGAAAAGAATGAAATTGTTGAAGAGGGCTGCACTAAAACTGCATATGATATGGCGATGGGAACATCGCAGATGCTCGGATGCTTGACCGAGAGGATTCAATCCATTAGTAATGAGGCTACATTGACTTGTTTCGGACAGGAATTTAATCCGGAAACTTATGCGATTGCAAAGGCCGATATGCTTATCAAGGGTGGAAATGCATCAGGCATGAAATATGGTGATACATTAAGTGAGGATGCTTTTAGTGGATATGAGTTTGATTACATAATCTCGAACCCCCCATTCGGCATAGATTGGAAACGAGAAAAAGAGCAAGTAGAAGCAGAGGCTAAACGAGGATATGAAGGACGATTTGGACCCGGACTTCCGGCGATTTCTGACGGACAGCTACTGTTTATGCTTAATGGTGTGAAGAAATTAAAAGAAGGCTCTGGAAGAATGGCGATTATCCAAAATGGTTCATCCTTATTCAGTGGTGATGCAGGAAGCGGAGCATCCGAAATTCGTAAATATGTCATTGGAGGAGATTTGGTAGAGGCGATTGTGCAGTTGCCCACAGACTTGTTCTACAACACGGGTATAGCTACATATATTTGGGTTTTGACTAAAGGTAAGGATATAAATCGTAGTGGAAAAGTACAACTTATAGATGCTAGCAAATGCTATGTAAAACGCCGTAAGAATATAGGTTCTAAGAGAGTCGATCTTGACGATGCATGTATAGAACTTATTCTTAAGGCTTATGAAGGCTTTGAGAATGAAACTTATGAAGATAATGGTTTGGTTGTAGAGTCAAAGGTATTTGATAACGAGTTTTTTGGTTTTACAAAAGTTACCGTAGAGACTGCCCAGATAGATGAAGACGGAAAACCAATTTTGACGAAAGGAAAGAAACAACCTGTAAAGGGTGCTACGGATACTGAAATTATTCCATTGAGTGAGGATATTACAGCATATATGGAGAGGAATGTGTTACCATATAATCTGAATGCATATGTGGATTCTTCAAAAGATAAAATTGGATATGAAGTGCCGTTTACAAAATTATTTTATAAATTTGAAGCACCGATTTCTTCGGAAGCAATATTTGAAGAAATAAAGGCACTTGAAGCGGAAGAAACAATTTTGATGAGGGAGTTGTTTGGAAATGCGTGATGTGAGAGATAGTGGTATTGCTTGGGTTGGAACAATTCCTAATGAGTGGAATATAAAGCGTGGAAAATTTACTTTAAGTTTATTGAATCGCCCTATTGAAGAAGGTGATGAAGTAATTACTTGTTTTAGAGATGGAGAAGTTACGCTTCGTAAAAATCGAAGGGAAGAAGGTTATACGGTTTCATTAAAGGAAATCGGATATCAAGGCATAGAACCCGGAGATTTAGTAGTACACGGAATGGATGGTTTTGCTGGCTCGATTGGTATTTCAGATTCTAGAGGAAAATCGTCGCCAGTTTTGGTTGTATGCGATTCAGAGGAAAATAAAAAATACATTATGTATTATTTACGTTCTATGGCATATAACGATGTATTTTCTGCTTTGGCAACGGGAATACGAGTGAGGTCGTGTGATTTGCGATGGAATAAATTGGCAGAATTACCATACATTTTACCGAATATTGATGAACAAAAGAGAATCGTGAGTGCTATTGACAAGAATATCAGCCAAATAGAGGAACTTAAAGCGAATGTGCAGAAGCAGATTGAAAAACTGAAAGCCTACAAGCAAAGTGTAATTACTGAGGCTGTTACCAAAGGGCTTGACTTGTCTGTGCCGATGAAAGACAGCGGAGTTGAGTGGATGGGGGATATTCCTGCACATTGGGTGATTTCGAGAATTAAGAACGTGGCTACTATATTAAGAGGAGCTTCACCGCGTCCTATTGATGATTACATTGTTACATCAGGAGCAGGTGAAAATTGGATAAAGATTGGCGATACGATAAAAGGATATAAATACATTACGCAAACGGCACAACAGGTTTCACATGAGGGTGCTGATAAAAGTCGACGTGTTCATAGAGGAGATTTGATTTTGACAAACTCTATGAGTTTCGGTGAGCCGTATATTCTTGCTATAGATGGATGCATCCATGACGGGTGGTTAGCACTTACATCGCTTCAAGGCATTAGCGAAGATTATATGTATTATTTTTTGCAGTCTGCTTTTTGCTATCTTCAGTTCAAACATCAAGTAGCAGGAGGTATTGTGCAAAACCTTAACAGCGAGAAAGTTGCTACTTGTATCATCTTTTGTCCTCAGGAGGAAGAGCAAAGTACAATTGTCGAATATCTTGATAAAAAATGTGCACATATAGACCGCTTAATCGCTATCAAGCAATCAAAGATTGAAAAACTTGAGCAATACAAGCGTTCATTGATTTATGAGTATGTAACTGGAAAGAAGGAGGTATCCTAGTGGACAAAAGTGAAAAACGGTTCGAGCGAGATATAGAATCCTTTTTAATATCCCCAGAGGGTGGATACACACAATTTAACGGACAGGATGCCGAAGGGAACTGGATACATACTCGTCAGCATGATGTGGCAAAGTGCATTTATACAGATGTACTCTGTGAATTTATTGCTAATACACAGCCCAAGGAATGGGCAAAATATGTAAAGTATTATGGGGAAAATGCTGCTGATAAGTTGTACCACAGATTGGAGACAACTATTGCAAATCAAGGTCTTTTGTACGTGCTTCGTAATGGTATAGAGGATATGGGATGCAAACTGAAGGTGTGCTACTTTAAGCCGGAGTCAGATTTGAATCCATTAGCAGTGGAACGTTATGAAGCAAATATTTTAGGGTGTACACGCCAATTCCGTTATACGACAGCAAATACCAATACTATCGATATGGTGTTGTCCGTGAATGGTATTCCGGTTGTTGCATTGGAACTTAAGAATCAGTTAACCGGGCAGGACTATATCTGTGCAATAAACCAATATAAAAGCGACCGTAGTTCAAAGGAATTTGCGTTCCGTTTGAACCATCGTTTCTTAGTATATTTCGCAGTAGACCTTTATGAAGCATGGATGACCACGCAGCTTGCCGATGGAAATACAAGATTTTTACCATTTAATCAAGGCTCTAATGGTGCAGGAGTGACGGGTGGTGCAGGAAATCCCATCAATGAAAATGGATATGCTACAAGTTACTTATGGGAAGAAGTATTACAAAGAGATAGTTTAATGGATCTTATACACCGCTTCATATCTTTTGTGAAGGAAAAGGAAGAAGTTGTTAAAAATGGTGTAAGTAAAACCGTAACAAAGGAAAAAATGATATTCCCAAGATACCATCAGTATGATGTTGTCAAAAAAGTAATGGCAGATGTGCGTATGAATGGTGTTGGTACAAATTATTTGATTCAGCATTCAGCAGGTTCCGGAAAGTCAAATTCGATTGCTTGGATTGCATATCGATTGGCATCCTTGCATGATGCAGACAATAATGGTCTTTTCCATTCAGTAATTGTTGTTACAAACCGTGTAGTATTGGATGGTCAGTTGCAGGACACCATCAATAGCTTTGAGCATCAGGTAGGATTGGTAGAGGCAATCGATGATAAGAAAAACTCACGTAGTTTAGCTGAAGCCATCAATGACAAAAAAAGAATTATTATTTGTACTATTCAGAAGTTTCTCTTTGCACAGAAAGATATGGAGAGGTTCCAAGGCCGGAGATTTGCCATTATTATAGATGAGGCACATCAAGGACAAAATGGAGAAAGTGCAAAAACGCTCCGCCGCAGTTTGATTGATATGGGAATTGCTATAAGAGAATATGCGGAAGAAGCAGGAATTGATGAAAACGAAGTGGATTTAACAGATGAATATGTGAATGCGGTTATAGGCCAAGGCAGACACGAGAATCAGTCATTCTTTGCCTTTACTGCAACACCCAAAAAAGAGACTATCGAATCTTTTGGAACGGTTGTTGGCAAGAATGAAAATGGAGAGGAAATTCGTGCGCCTTTCCATGTATATTCAATGAGGCAAGCTATCGAAGAAGGGTATATTATGGATGTGCTTGCCAACTATACAACAGTAAAAGAAGCATTTAGGTTGGTTCGTGTTTCAGAAGATAACCCGGAACTGATAGAGGGACCTACCGCCCGTGCATTGTTTAAATATTATAAGCAGCATGGATATACCATTGCTCAAAAAACCGAAATGATTATGACGAACTTCCTCGAAAATTGTCGGTATCAAATTGGCAATAAAGGAAAGGCTATGGTAGTGGCAGATAGCCGTGCAAATGCTGTTCGTTATTATTTGGCAATAAAGAGATATATAGCAGACCATGCAGAGGAATGCAGGGGAACAGATGTAATGATTGCTTTTTCTGGAGAGGTTGTTTTGGACGATTATCCGAGTGAGAAGCCGTTCACGGAAGCTACCATGAATTTGGATGAAAAAGGAAAGTATATTACAACGGATAAAAAATTCCGAAAAGCATTCCATAGTAGTCAATACAACATTTTGGTAGTAGCAAATAAGTATCAAACCGGATTTGATGAACCCTTACTGCATACAATGTATGTCGATAAAAAATTAAAAGACGTAACAGCAGTACAGACATTATCCCGTTTGAATCGTACTACTTTCGGAAAGAACAGTACTTTTGTGCTGGACTTCGAGAATACGGAAGAAGATATTCGTAGTGCATTCTTGCCGTATTATGAAACGACAACTATGGAAGGTAGTACAGATTTGAATCGTACATATGACCTACGAAACAAAATCCATGATTTTATGCTGTATAATTATGATGATGTGGATAAGTTTAACATATTTATGTCGACACAAAGTAAGAAGGGACAAGATGCAGCTGCACTTGGACGTTTGGCAAATATGTTTAGGCCTGTCATCGAAAGGTATAAAGAACTTGAGGAAGATGAGCAGTACACAGTTCGTGATTATATTCGTACATTTAATCGCATTTATGCGTATGTTACCCAATTGGTAAGGTTGCATGACAATGAATTGTTTAACGAATATCAATATACACAGCACTTGGTGAAACTTCTTCCAAGAGTAGGAGGAAACGATTTTGTTGATATTGATGACAAAATCAAGTTGGAATATGCCTCCCTTACAGAAACATTCAGAGGAGCGATTACTTTAAATGAAAAGCCTCCGGCGTTCGTACCCGGTGGAAGTGTTGCTCCTAAAGTTCCGAATAAGAAAAAGGATACATTACAAAGCATTATTGATAAAGTGAATGAGCGGTTTAGTGGAAACTTTACGGATTCAGACCGTGTTATCATTGAGGGTATTTATCAAATGTTTATGAAGGATTCGGAAGTTAAGAAGTTTAAGAAATATGCAAAAGATAATAGTACAGAAATGTTTGTACAATCACTGTTCCCTGATAAATTTAAGGATATAGTTACACAATGTTTCCTGGATAATAATGAGTCCTTTGCAAAACTATTTAATGACCCGGATTTTTATCAAAAAGTACAGGAAGCAATGGCTATGGAATTGTATAAGGCATTGCGAAAGGACAAATAGAGAGGTAAAAAAATGACTGAAGAGACATGCAAAAAATGTGGCGGGAAGTTCCGGTGGGAGATCATGAATGCCGGATATCCCGGTGGAAAAGATAAGGAAGAAATTATATGTCCTCATTGTGGAGAAGTAAACGGTCATCGGATGACTGCTGGCACGATATGGGTAGAAAAAGCCTGATTGCTATAATGCAGTAGGAAAGGAAGGAAATATTGCAGGTAGACAAATCATTTGAGAAGTACATAGAAAAAACATATTATAACGAGATTTTTAATAAGGTCAAAGGATATGTTTTTTATAATAAAGACCATTTGGATGTGGCCACAAGTACAGTACCTGACCCCAAGAAAGTAGAACTGGAAGATTTTAGCATAGTGAGTGCGATTTTTTCGGATGCACCGGGTTATCAGATTCAGTTTGATTTGGTAATTGAGGCTGAAATCAATGTAGAGGGAAAAGGAAGATACGATTGGGAAGACGATAGTGTCGGCTTGTGGTTTTTGTTACCGTGTACAGGTATTCTGAAGGATGGCCTTAATTCTGTACGCTTTGGAAATGTGAGTGTCTATAGCAAGAAACGGTTCGAGGAAACAAAACGCTTGACTCGGACGCTGATACCCTATATTTCTTCTAAAAGATTAGATGAAGTGGCAGAGGATTTTCTGAGGGAGTATTATCCGTTAGCCTTATTGCAACCAATGGCACTTCCGGTGGAAGAAGTGGCTGCGAAGATGGGGCTTAACATTGTGGAGGCATCTATATCAAAGACCATGACTACATTCGGTCAGGTTTATTTTTCGGATAGTGAGATTAGTGTATATGACCGAAAGAATGATGCATACACTCCGATGAATGTTGTTGCCGGAACAATAGTGGTTGACCCGGAAGTATTCTTCATGAGAAGTATTGGTTCTAAAAACAATACTATCATTCACGAATGCGTGCATTGGGATAAACATAAAAGATACTTTGAATTGCGGAAGTTATTTGATAACAGCTTGCAGAGCATCAGTTGTCGTGTAGTGGAAGGAACTCCGGCTGATGAGAAAAAGCGGTCAGATGTTCATTGGATGGAATGGCAAGCTAATGCACTGGCACCAAGGATATTAATGCCTGCAACCATGACCAAAAAGAAAATCGAGGAATTGTTGTTACAATACCACGTAGAATTTGGAAGAGCCAGTGAGGCTTTTATTATGGAAATGGTTATTATGCAGTTGTCTGAAATATTCCAAGTAACCTTGTTTGCAGCTAAAATGCGAGCGATAGATTTGGGGTACGAACAGGCAATAGGTGTGTTCCCGTTTATTGATAATAAGTATCTGCCAAGTTACTCTTTCAAGCAGGGAGTATTGCAAAAGAATCAAACTTTCGTTATCGGCTTACAGGATGTTGTATATGAATATGCAACAAACATGGCTTTTAAGCAGAAGATGCAATCCGGAGATTTCGTGTATATTGATGGATTGGTTTGTATTAACAATCCAAAGTACATAGAGGATGACGAAACCGGAAAGCAGAGATTGACTTCATATGCAAGAGGCAATGTTCACGAATGCTGTTTGATTTTTGATATTGTATCAAAGACGAATAACCGCTATGGACTAAATTATTATAAAGAATGCTATCTGTGTAAGGATATTATTTCGGATGTCTTCACGGAAACAAAATTTGTTGATACGCAGGATAGTCAGGATAAGCAGGAGAGGGCAGCGGAGCTTCGTAAGCTGACAGATGAAACTGCCAAGATCGTAAGGATTCAAAGAGAAACCCCTGTATTATTTTGCGATGCACTGAAGTATCATATGAAACGAGTAGGCTGCACCGTAGAAGGATTGGCACAAGATTCGCTTATAGGTTATAAGACCATACAGAATATGCGAAACGATGAAAACTATTCCTATTCACTTACCAACGTGCTTCCATTGTGTTTGGGTATGCATTTGCATCCGGAGTTCAGTAAGGTCATGTTACAGAAAGCCGGACTTTCCTTGATACCGACAAAAGAGGAGCATGTGGTGTATGATTTCTTGCTGAATCATTATTATAAGGCTTCCATTCATGAGTGTAATGAAGTGCTAAAAGAGTATGGAATAACGCCATTTGGAACAGAAGTAAAAGAAATTTAAAAAAATTTTTAGGGAACCGGAAATAAAACTTCCGGTTCTTTTTTTATGGAAAAATGGGACTTTTTTGTGTTTGAAAGTATTAATTCAAGCATGAAAAAGCCCCATTTTTTGTATTTTACCGGAAGTTTAGCTTACGGGGCAAATCCATTTTTTTGCCTTACCATAGTGCCATGAGGTTGGCCAATACTCAAATAATCGAAAGGAAAAAAGACGATGAACAAAGTTTTTATTTGCTCCCCATACAGGGGAAACATCGAAGAAAACACGAAGAGCGCACAGTTCTTTTCCAAAATCATTATCGGAACTGGAAGAGTACCAATTGCTCCACATCTGTACTTCCCACAGTTCTTAAATGAGGAAAATCCTCATGAGAGAATGAACGGAATCGAGATGGGGTTGGAATTGATGAATGTGTGCGATGAAGTGTACGTCTTCGGATTCACTATTACCGAGGGAATGAAGTTCGAGTTGGAACACGCTAGAAAGAAGCGCATCCCGGTACGTTTATACGATGAGTACATGAATGCAGTCAACCTTAGAACACTTCCGATTGATGAGCGTGCGACCAGTGAATATCGCAGAGCCATCAAAGGATTGCGGTTGGTGAAATAAGAAAGGAGATAGTGATTATGAATAGAGGTTTATTAATGATGTCGGAGGGATATGCCCTTTTGGCACAAGGTATCAAAGAGTTAGCAATGGGTGAGGATGTAAAACCTGCGAAAGCCTCAAAAGCGACTGTAGCAGAAAAGAAGCAGGAAACGACTCCTGAACAGGAGAAGGTGACGATTGAAGCTGTCCGCTTGGTGATGGCAGAAAAGTCCCGTGATGGAAAAACACAGGAAGTCCGCAAGATTCTGAATGAGTTTGGTGTGGATAAACTGTCAGCCGTTCCGGAAGAGAAGCTGCCTGACCTGCTTAAGAAAGTAGAGGTGCTGTAATGGCAGCACATGCAGTGTTCTCGCCATCTTCTGCAAAACGGTACTTGAATTGCCCTCCAGCGTTACAGTTGGAGCGGCAGTTTAAAGACGAACAGTCAGAGTACGCTGCAGAGGGAACTGCAGGTCATGCATTGGCAGAACACTTAATTAATAAGCATTTGAAGATTCGTACCACAAGACCGACTTCAGAATATTACACGGATGAACTTGTAGATGCAGTAGATGAATATGTCAGATATTGTGTCGGGGAAATTGAGGATGCTAAGAAGCACTGCACTGACCCGGTATTCGAAGTGGAGAGACGCACGGATGTATCAAAGCATATTGAAGGGTGCTTTGGTACAGCGGATATGGTTATTGTAACCGACCGCAAAATCCACGTGATCGATTTGAAACTGGGTAAGGGAGTCAGAGTGGATGCAGAGCGGAATGAACAGTTAATGATTTATGGTTTGGGTATTTTGGATTTCTATGAAATTCTTTATGACATTGAAACCGTGGAACTTACCATTGTTCAGCCAAGGCTTGAGCATCTGTCCACTTGGGAGATTTCCGTGGAAGAGTTGAAGGCGTGGGCAGAAGAAGAACTGGAACCGAAGGCAAAGATGGCTCTTGCCGGACTTGGAGAATTTAAGGCAGGAGAGCATTGCAGATTCTGTAAGGCAAGATTTACCTGCCGTGCCAGAGCAGAGGAGTATCTGAAAATGGCACAGATGGAGTTTGCTCCTCCTGAACTGTTATCGGATGAGGAGATTGCAGATGTCCTACTCAAAGCGGATGCCCTGAAAAAGTGGGCAGAAGAGATATATTCTTACGCACAAAACGAAGCAGTGGTCAATCACAGACAGTGGCCTGGATTTAAGTTGGTGCTTGGTAAGAGCAACCGTAAGTATACGGACGTTGCGGAAGTAGAAGAAGCTGCTAAAGCTGCCGGATACACAGACATTTATAAGAAAGAACTCATTGGCATAACCGAAATGGAGAAGCTGATGGGCAAGAAACAATTCAATGAGATTTTAGGCAAATTGGTGTACAAGCCAAGTGGCAAGGTTACCTTGGTGCCTGAAACAGATAAAAGAGAAGCAATTCATGTAGCAACCGCTGAGGCGGATTTTAAGGAGGAATAATTATGACAACACAAAACACAAAGGTTATTATCGCATGCAGACTTTCGTATGCACACATCTGGGCTCCTGACTCTGTAAATGGAGGAGACCCTAAATACTCAGTTTCCTGCATCATCGACAAGGATGATAAGGAGACAATTGCGAAGATTCAGAAGGCAATCGAACTTGCCAAGGAAGAGGGTAAAGGTAAATGGGGAGGCAAAATTCCTGCAAACCTTAAGACTCCACTTCGTGATGGCGATATCGACCGTCCGGATGATGAAGCGTATGCAGGATGCATGTTCCTTAATGCTAACAGCCGTCAGGCACCTCAGGTAGTGGATAAAAACGTGCAGCCTATCCTTGACCAGAGCGAGGTGTACTCCGGCTGTTACGGAAGGGTGTCGGTGACATTTTATCCTTACAATTCCAATGGAAATAAAGGTGTAGCGGCTGGTTTAGGGAACATTCAAAAGTTACGTGATGGCGAGGCACTTGGTTCAAGAACCAGTGCGAAGGATGAGTTCGAAGCAGTCGGTGCGGAGGATGATTTCCTTTCATAGAAGCAGAAATGGGGCGGTGGCAACACTGCCCCTTACATAGAAGGAGTTGGTAAAAATGAAGGAACTGAAAAAGGAACTGGACGCAATTAGAAAATATATCCCTTCCAATACCTATCGAACCATATTGGGACAGATGAAAGCCGGGCAGGTGGAAGCTGCCAGAGTCGGAATCGAGCGTATTCGGAAGAGGGTGGAAGGAGGCAAATTACATGGAAATGATAGCAATTGATATTGAGACGTATTCGGATATTTCACTGCCGGACTGTGGCGTACATAAATATGTCTCTTCAGATAAGTTTGGAGTAATGCTTATGGCTTACAGCGTAGATGGAGGAGACGTACAACTTGCCGATTTTATGGCCGGAGAGAAATTGCCGGAAGACGTTATGGAAGGATTACAGGACGATTCTGTGATAAAGACAGCTTTCAATGCTGCCTTTGAGCGGAATTGCCTTAGTAAGCACTTCGGCATCGAATTAAAACCGGAGTCATGGAGATGTACGGCAGTACAGGCTTCCATGTTATCGCTTCCATTATCACTTGAGGGTGTAGCGGAGGCTTTGAACCTTGATAAAAAGAAAATGTCGGAAGGAAAAGAGTTAATTCGGTATTTTTGTATTCCGTGTAAGTCGACCAAAGCAAACGGTGGCAGAACAAGAAATATGCCTTCCGATGCACCGGAGAAATGGGAATTGTTTAAATCCTATTGTATCCGTGATGTTGTGGTGGAGATGGAGATAAGGGACAAACTGAAAAACTTTCCTATCCCGGAGAAGGAACAGCGTTTGTATTGTATGGACCAACGCATTAATGACCGTGGGATCATGGTGGATATGGGACTCGTTACACAGGCGATGGCTTCTGACCTTTTATACAAAGAGGCAGCTACCAAACGTGCTTATGAATTGTCCGGGCTTGAGAATCCAAACAGCGTATCACAGCTTAAGGAATGGCTGACTGAAAAAGGTGTCGAAGTGGATTCTTTGGCTAAAGCTACCGTGGAAGAGTTGGTTGGTAAGACCGAAGGTGATGTATCTGAAATGCTCAAACTTCGTCTTGCCATGTCAAAGACCTCAGTTAAAAAGTATGAGGCAATGGAGCGGTCCGTGTGTCCGGATGGCAGAGTGCATGGTCTCTTACAGTTCTTTGGTGCTAACAGAACTGGGCGGTGGGCAGGAAGGCTCGTACAAATTCACAACTTGCCTCAAAACCACATGGAAGATTTGGAACTGGCACGCTCCATCGTGAAAGAGGGAAGATACGATTTGCTGGAACTTTTGTATGATTCCACACCGGAGGTGCTGTCGGAGTTAATCCGAACAGCGTTTATTGCAAAGCCGGGACACAGATTTATTGTAAGTGACTTTTCTGCAATCGAAGCAAGAGTCATGGGATATCTTGCAGGAGAAGGATGGGTTTTGGAGGAGTTCCGTGGAGCAGGAAAAATCTACGAGCAGACAGCTTCTAAGATGTTTCACATTCCGATTGAAGAAATCACAAAAGGTAGTCCTTATAGGGCAAGAGGCAAGGTGGCATCGCTTGCTTGTCAGTACGGTGGTTCTGAAGGTGCGCTTATCAGTATGGGTGCGCTTAATTATGTGGAGGAATCGGAACTGAAAGGGTTGGTGCAATCGTGGAGAAATGCAAATCCTCATATCGTGAAATATTGGTATGACATCGATGCAGCTGCGAAGGCAGCGGTGCGTGAGCATAAATCAACCACGGTCGGAAGAGTAACCATTTATTACAAGTCCGGCATGATGATGATTCGGCTTCCTTCCGGTAGGGAGCTTGCCTATGTCAGACCCCGGATGACGGTTAATCGATTCGGTTCGGAGAGCATCTGTTACGAAGGTGTGGGTCTTTCCAAGAAATGGTGTCGCATTGAATCATATGGTGCAAAGCTGTGTGAAAACATCGTACAGGCAATGGCAAGGGACATTCTTGCAGAAGCGATGCTTCGATTGGAAGAGGCAGGGTATCAGATTGTCTGTCATGTACACGATGAGGTGGTGCTTGAAGTTCCTGACGGAGTGTCTTCCGTGGAAGAGGTAAATGCCATTATGTCAGTATGCCCTAGTTGGGCTGAAGGACTCCCGTTATCGGCAGCCGGATTTGAAAGCAAATTTTATAAAAAAGATTAGGAGGCAGAGAACATGAAACTGTATGTATCAACGGGTAATTCCCGGATGGATAAGAAGTTTAATGGTGCAGAGATGGAATACGATGATTTTGCCAAACGCTTATCCCAAACAACCTATACGGCAGAAACCATGGAGCAGTACAGGAAACTTCCCAAAGCAAAGCAGGATGACATCAAGGATGTAGGTGGTTTTATCCTTGGGAAGCTGAAAGGTGGAAGCAGGAAGAAGGATTGTATTACTTCAAGATGTGCCATAACTCTGGACATGGACCACGGGACGGAAGACATCGTGGATGAATTGGAGATGTTCCATGATATGGAAATGCTGATTTATTCCACACATAAGCACACACCGGAGGAGCCGAGGCTTCGTTTGATTATGCCACTTACAAGAGAAGTGACACCGGATGAATACGGAGCGGTCAGCAGAATGATTGCAAGTGATATCGGAATTGAACTGTTCGATGATACCACCTATGAACCGTCCCGTCTTATGTACTGGCCGTCCACTTCTTCGGATGGTGTGTATGTGTTTAAACAGATTACCGGGAAGGTGGTAGACCCGGATGCAGTGCTTGCAAGATATAAGGACTGGAAGGATGTATCTTCTTGGCCGGTAAGTAACCGTCAGGGAGAAGTGGTTAAGCGTGAGATTAAGAAACAGGCTGACCCGATGGCAAAGGAAGGATTAATCGGTGCGTTCAACAGAGCCTATCCAATCAGAGAGGCACTTGATACTTTCCTTTCTGATGTGTATCAGCCGTCAGCTATGTCCGGTCGTTACGATTATGTTCCGGCGGATTCGGCAGCCGGAGTTGTGGTATATGAGGATGCATTTGTGTATTCCCACCATGCCACAGATCCATGCAACGGAATGCTTATGAATGCTTTTGACGTGGTAAGACTCCATAAGTTTGGTGATAAAGATGCAAAGGCAGCACCGGGGACGGAACCGGGCAAACTTCCTTCTTTTAAGGCTATGCAGGATTTGGCATCGCAGGATGACAGGGTAAAAGCAGTGCTTGCACAAGAACGAATGGAAATGGCACAGGATGAGTTTTCCGGTGTGGATGATGTAAATTGGCAGATGCAGCTTGAACTTGATAGACAGGGAAAAATCAAAGATACCCTTTTGAACATCGCAATTATTATCCGCTATGATTCCAATTTCCAAGCGGTTGTATATAACGAGTTTAAAGACACTATCGATGTGATAGGCACACTTCCGTGGAAGCAGGTAAAGCCGGGATGGAACGATTCAGACCTTGCCAATGCAAAGGTGTATTTCGAGAGGGTGTACGGTATCTGGTCACCTACCAAGTTTAAGGATGCCCTGCTTGCGGTGGTGTCATCGGAGAGAGTTTATCATCCCATCAAAGAGTATTTTTCCACACTTTCATGGGACGGCATTCCAAGAGTGGATACACTGCTCATCGATTACTTTGGTGCGGAAGACAGCCTTTATACAAGAGCAGTCATCCGTAAGACCTTGGTGGCAGCGGTAGCAAGAATCTATCAGCCGGGAATTAAGTTTGACTCCATCTTGGTTTTAAGCGGTCCGCAAGGGTTGGGTAAGTCCACCTTCTTTGCCATCCTTGGAATGAAGTGGTTTTCGGACTCCCTCTCCATCTCGGATATGAAGGATAAGACCGCTGCCGAGAAGCTGCTCGGTAACTGGATACTTGAAATCTCGGAGATGAACGGTATCCGCAAGACCGAAGTGGAAGTAGTAAAGTCATTTGTCAGCCGTCAGGATGATAAGTTCCGTCAGGCTTATGGAGTGAATGTGGAGTCCCATCCGAGGAAGTGTATCATCGTGGGCAGTACTAACTCAGAGTCAGGATTTCTTCGAGATGTCACAGGTAACAGACGTTTTTGGCCAGTACACGTTCCGGGAACCGGGATTTATTATCCGTGGGAACTGACCGAAGTAGACCAGATATGGGCAGAGGCAATCCATCTCTACAAGGAAGGCGAGGAGTTGTTCCTTAAGGGCAAAGAAGCAGAGGAAGCCTATAAGATGCAACAGGCAGCCATGGAGTCCGATGACCGTGAAGGTATTGTGGAAGAGTATCTCGACCGTCTGCTTCCGACCAATTGGGCGGAGATGGATATTTATCAGAGACGTGCGTTCCTTGGCGGTGGTGAGTTTGAGACCGTAGGCATTACCGGAACCGTGGTAAGAGAGCGTGTGTGCATCATGGAGATTTGGTGCGAGTGTTTTGGTAAGGAGCGTCAGAACCTTAAGAAGGCAGACTCCTATGAGATGGAGGCTATATTGAATAAAATCGGAGGGTGGAAGAAGTATGATGCCAATGCCTCCGGAAAGACAAAAGTACCCCTTTATGGTGTGCAGAAAACTTTTGTAAGGGTTGCATCGGAAACCACGGAAACCGATTAGCGGTTTCCCAAGGTTTCCCATTATCACATGGGAAACGTTAGTGGGAAACCATGTTGGTGCCTTGGAAATAAAGGGGTTGCGGTCTTTAGTTTCCCATTTTCCTATCTTTTCTTATTGAGAAATAAAAATAGAGATAAAAAGGATAAGAAACCATGTATATGCGCGTAAGGGGTTTAAAGGCAATGGGAAACTGCAATGGGAAACCAGAGGAGGAGTTATGCGTGAAAGTACGATTGAGAGCCGTCTGCGTGAAGAGGCAAAGAAGCGTGGAGGAATGGCTATAAAATTTGTGTCTCCGGGACTTAACGGAGTTCCGGACAGATTGGTGTTAATGCCTTATGGCAGAGTGGCGTTTGTTGAGTTGAAAGCACCGGGAAAAACTCCGAGAGCCTCACAGCTAAAAAGAAAGAGACAGCTTGAGAGACTTGGCTTTCGTGTGTATGTGGTGGACGGTGTAGATCAGATAGGAGGAGTGCTTAATGAAATACAAGGCACATGAGTATCAGTCCTTTGCCACGGAGTTTATTTTATTGAATCCGATAAGTTGCTTGATATTGGATATGGGTCTTGGGAAATCCGTAATAACCCTAACGGCTTTGTGGCTGTTGCTGTTTGATTATTTTATGGTTGGCAGGGTTCTTGTGATAGCACCGAAGCGTGTGGCAGAAAATACGTGGCCGACTGAGATTGAAAAGTGGGAGCATTTAACGGGACTAACCTATTCCATTGTGGCAGGGACAAGGAAGCAAAGGGAAAACGCTCTTATGAAGAGAGCGGATGTTTATATCATCGGAAGGGATAACATTACATGGCTTGTGGATAGCGGACTGTTTTCCTTTGACATGATAGTAGTGGATGAATTATCCAGTTTCAAATCACCCAAGGCGCAGAGATTTAAAGCCTTAAGGAAGGTGCGACCTCTGGTTAGCAGAATCGTGGGACTGACCGGAACACCGGGAAACCTCATGGACCTGTGGGCAGAGATAGGTATCCTTGATATGGGACAGAGGTTAGGTCGTTTTATCGGAGGTTACCGTGACAGGTTCTTTGTACCGGATAAGCGTAACCGTGAGATTATCTTTTCCTACAAACCAAGAGAGGGTGCAGAGGATAAAATCTATGAACTGATATCGGACATAGCCATTTCCATGAAGGCAGTGGATTATCTTGATATGCCGGAGTGCATTTATAATCGGGTTGAGGTGTCCATGTCAAAATCAGAGATGGCTCTGTACGAGCAGCTTCGTGAAGATATGATTATTCCCATTGGGGAAGGTGAGGATATCGATGCGGTAAATGCCGGAGCCTTAAGTAACAAGTTACAGCAGATGGCAAACGGTGCTGTGTATGATGAGTCCGGGAACGTGCGCCTGATTCATGACAGGAAGTTGGATGCTTTGGAAGATTTGATTGAAGCTGCCAACGGCAAACCGCTTCTGGTGGCATATTGGTTCAAGCATGACAGAGACAGAATTAAGGAGCGGTTCGATGTCAGAGATATCAATACGGCAAAGGACATCGAGGACTGGAATGCCGGAAAAATCCCCGTGGCATTAATCCATCCGGCTTCGGCAGGACACGGACTGAATTTACAGGAAGGTGGTTCTACCATCGTGTGGTTTTCTAATATTTGGCCACTTGAGTTGTATCAGCAGTTGAATGCAAGACTCTGGAGACAGGGACAGAAACACACGGTAGTGATAGAGCATATTGTGACAAAGGATACGATTGATGAGGACATTCTCGTATCCCTTGAGAAAAAAGACAATTCGCAGGAAGCAATGATTGCTGCGGTTAAGGTAAGGATTGGAGGTGGAGAGCGTGAGAGCAGAAGCAATGTTTAAGGAATATAAAACCATGAAAAAGGAACTGTCGGTGCTTCAGTTTCAGATGAGTCAGTTCAAAGGCGTGGATGAGAATGACCTCATTCTCTCCATGCAGTTTTCCCACCCGGAAGGAGGAGACCGGGTTCAGACAAGTAACATATCCGATAAGACGGCATCGGTAGCCATGAACTATAAGCGGAGGATGGAAAGGGAAAATGACGAGTGGTTTGATTTCCTTTTTAGCAGATACCGTTATGTCAGTGAGGAAGTAGCATTCTTTGAAAGCAGTGTGGCAGCACTGCCGGATATTCTTCCGAACCTTGTAATGGATATGGTTGAGAAAGCAGAAACGTGGGATGATTTGATGTATAAGTACAACATCGGACGTTCCACCATATCAAAGTATAGAAAACGTGCCATAGCACTTTTGGAAGAAGTTTATGAATTACGAGACAGGCAGACGGAAGCCTATATTTTAAGTTAGGAGGGATTACGATGTGTAAACGTGGAGACATATATTTTGTGGATTTTGGAAACAATCACGATTCCCATAAGCAGAGTGGAATCAGACCTGCTATTATCGTGAGCAATAATAAGGCAAATGCAAACTCGCCTGTGATTACGGTTGTTCCGTTATCGTCAAGGGTGTGGAAGAGAAGATACCTTCCGACTCATGTGTTTATTCCGCTTAAGAGAGGAAGCGGACTGGACAGACCGAGCATGGCACTTGCCGAGCAGGTGGAGACCTTGGATAAGAAATACCTTGGAGAAAAAATCGGAGAGATTTCCGATGAAATGATAATGGAGAAGCTGACGGTGGCTCTCCAGATACAGATAGGAGCATACAGTGAGTACAATTGATTTTAGGGTGCGGATAGTCCCAGAGAGGATTTATCTGCACCCGTTTTTTGTATGGATTCATAAAAGGGAACTATTCGTGAACTAATCGTGAACTGACATACTACTTTTTTTGTGTTATTGTTAAGATGGTTAAACAGGAAGGGAGCAGAGATGCTTCCTTTTTTTGTTGCCCGTGGCGGTTGGCTTTCCAATCCTTTCACTCCGCCACGTTACATAGAAGGGAGGAATGGCAGATGCCAATGAAACCAAGAAAGCCGTGTCACCATCCCGGCTGTCCCAAACTGACGGATGGACAGTATTGCGATGAGCATCGTGTGTTACACCGAGGTGACAGAGAAAGCAGTAGCAAGCGTGGTTATAACAGCAGATGGCAGAAGGCAAGAGCGAGGTACTTAAAGGCGCATCCCTTGTGTGTGTTGTGTGCAAAGCAGAACCGTTACGTGAAGGCAACCGTTGTAGACCATATCAAACCCCACCGTGGAGACCCGGTGCTGTTTTGGGATGAGAGCAATTGGCAGAGCCTTTGTAAGCCGTGTCATGATAACAAGACATGGAAGGAGGATGCAAACCCCGTCTATGAGTTATAGGTGGATGTTTTCTAGTTAGTGTTGTAAGGTATTAGTAAAAAGGAAAGGAGTTCACGATTATGATGGACGATTTGACAAGGATTTTTTACGATGCCACGATTGACCGGATGGAGATGCATGAGTATGAGTTCTCCAAGGGAATCGGAAAGAAAAAGAATGAAGAAGAGATGGAAGCAACACACAAGTGGGAAGAAGTACTTAAGAAGCTGACCCCGGAAGAGAGGACTTTGTTTGAAGAGTACAGCAATGCCAGAGCCAGTTCGGAAGCAGCAAGAAATAAGTATTTGTACGAGTCAGGCTTTAAGGACGGTGTGAAAGTGCTTAAGGAACTGATGAGTTGGTAGGGGTGGGGGTGTCTTAACCTCTGTGACCTTACCACACGAAGACCGGGCTGCCCTCAAACGCATATTTTCGCATATAAAGCAAAGGGGGATAGGCAAGACGGTAGATATTTTTCGCAAAATGGTGTTAAAACCTACGAAAATCCAAGGTGAGTTTTGAAAAAAAGTATATAAAAACAGTGTTTTTAATGGGTAAAAAAGCGCAAAAAGAGGTGCTTTTTTACCCATTTTTTATGTCCGTTCAAAGAAAGGATGTGGAGGGTATGACGGAACAACAATCAAGGCAGATACGGGAAATGCGTGAGCAGGGCATTGGCTATCGTTCCATTGCCCTTTCGGTAGGGCTGTCCCGTGACATTGTGAGGAACTTCTGTAAAAGCAGAGGGCTGTCCGGTTACGGTTCGGCACTTACAAGGAACATTCAGGAACAGGTGATGCTTGGGAAAGCGTGTCTGTATTGTGGAAAGGAAATCAAACAACCGGATACCGGGAGGCCGAGGAAGTTCTGCTCAGCAGATTGCAGAAGGGAATGGTGGAGAGGTCATCCGGAGAAAAGGACACAGAGGGAAACAGCATTGTATCCTTGCGTGTGTACCAGATGCGGTAAGGAGTTCTTAAGCTACGGAAACCAGACACGGAAGTATTGTAGTCACGAATGTTATATCAAAGCAAGATTTTGGGAGGTAGAAGATGAAAACAGCAAAGTTAGCCGTGCTGCCAATTAAGGACTTGAATCCGGCAGAGTACAATCCCCGTAAGAAATTGAAGCCGGGGGATAAGGAATATGAAAAAATCAAAAGTTCCATTGTGGAGTTTGGTTTCGCAGACCCCGTTGTGGTTAATTCCGATATGACGATTATCGGTGGACACCAGAGGGTAACGGTGGCAGCTTCACTTGGATACACGGAAGTGCCGTGTGCGATTGTGGATGTAGACAAAACACAGGAGAAGGCATTAAACATTGCCCTTAACAAAATTACGGGCGAGTGGAATCAGGAACTGTTGGCAGATTTGATTGAGGATTTGCAGAATTCCAACTTTGATGTGGGAACGACAGGTTTCGAACCACCGGAGATAGAGCAGTTGTTCTCAAAGGTACATGATAAGAAGATTGAGGAAGATGACTTCGATGTGGAAGCGGAACTGAAGAAACCGACCGTTGCTCAAATGGGTGATGTGTGGATTCTTGGCAAGCATCGTGTCATCTGCGGTGATTCCATTTTGCCGGAAACTTACAATGTACTTATGGAAGGTAAGAAGGCAAACCTAGTCCTGACCGATCCCCCTTACAATGTAAATGTGGAAGAGACAGCCGGGAAGATTAAAAATGACAATATGGCAGATGAGGATTTCTACAAGTTCCTCTTTGCTGCCTTTGTAAATATGGAACAGAACATGGAGGCGGATGCCTCCATTTATATTTTCCACGCAGATACGGAGGGACTTAATTTCCGTAAGGCATTTGCCAATGCCGGGTTTAAGTTATCCGGTTGTTGCATTTGGAAAAAGAATGCTCTGGTGCTTGGGCGCAGTCCTTATCAGTGGATTCACGAGCCCTGTCTCTTTGGTTGGAAAAAAGGTGGCAAACATCTGTGGTATTCGGACAGAAAGCAGACTACCATTTGGGAGTATGACCGTCCGAAAGCGAGTAAAGACCATCCAACCATGAAGCCGATTGCCCTGATGGCATATCCGATTCAGAACTCGTCCATGATGGGCTGCGTGGTTCTGGACCCGTTCCTCGGTTCCGGCTCCACCCTTATGGCCTGTGAGCAGACGGGACGTATCTGCTATGGTGTGGAACTGGATGAGAAGTTCGTGGATGTAATTGTCAACCGTTATATGGAGATGAAAGGTTCTGCGGAGGACGTGTTTGTTATCCGTAATAATATGAAAATTTCATATCAGAACTTATTAGCTGAAACGGATTATAATGAATAAATAACTTGCTATTCCCTTCATTTAGAGTGATGTATGTAGTACCAAAAAAGAATGGAGGGAATTACATATGAGATTTAAAACAGCGGTAGAGAATCGAAAGAATGTAGTAAAGGCAATGGAAGAAGTATTGGGTGTGAGGGCAAAATACCTAGGTCCACCTACTTTCAACTATGAAGTGGGTTGTTTTACAGTGGACCGGGATGGCAACGTAGATACGGATTCCGAAGAAGAGGGAACAAGGATGCAGAATGAATTGATTGAAAGAGGCCTTGCACAAGAGGAAAGTGACAAATTGAATATAGCACTTCCGCTTGACGGGTTGACATCGGGGGCATTAAAAAACCTCATTTGTATGATTCATAGCAAGCAGTACCTTTTAGAAAAAGCGGTAGGAACGCAGGTTTTTAAGATTCCTTATACGTTGGTCGCGAAACTTGAAGCAGAAGTGGAACCTACCCTAGAGAAGGTAATGGAAATCATTTCAGAAGAAGAGCCCATCGGATTAGGGTTTAAAGGGGATAAGATTTGTTTTGACGGGTTCCCTTTGAGTGCGGATTCCGGCAGGGCATATTGTGAATTGGTGGCTGCCATGGTAAAAGCCTCCAAGGAGCAAAAACGCATTAGTCCCAAGGAAACTATCGAGGAAAATGAAAAATACTACATGAGAATTTGGCTTGTAAGACTTGGCTTTGACGGCAAAGATGGTAAGGAGGTTAGAAACCTCCTGCTTTCCAAACTCAAAGGTCATACAGCATTTCGAACCGAAGCTGACAAGGAAAAATGGAAAGAGAAATACAGCAATAAGACAACAATTGCAACCGAATAACAGGGGTGACTTTTGCCATAAAATACACAATTTGCAGTCATAATGTTTGTGTACATTACGACTCATAATTAACTGGATATAATGTACTTTTAGAGCGAATATGTACCTACCGAAAGGGAAGAAAACCAAAAAGGAAGGGACATAAAATGAACGAAAAGACAAGAAACCAGATTGAAGAAATGAAGAAGCAGACCATCGGAGTTGAGGTTGAAATGTACAACATCACAAGAGAAAAGGCAACAAGAACCATTGCCGCATTTTTCCACACCGAAGAAACGGTAAGATACATCGGAGGCGGATACGACGCTTGGGGATGCAAAGACAATAGAGGCAGAGAGTGGAAAATAACAAGGGACGTAAGCATTCAGGCATCTTGCGATAGCGAGAAAGCGGAACTTGGAACCCCGATTTTAACCTACGATGACATTCCAGACTTGCAGGAAATCATCAGACAGCTTCGGCACAACGGAGCAAAGAGTGACCCGGCCCACATGTGCGGAGTACACATTCACATCGGACTCGGACAGCACAACGCAAAAACGCTTCGAAACCTCGCCAACATTATGGCAAGCCACGAAAACCTTTTGATTTCCGCAATGAGACTTGACCGGGGCAGAATTAACCGCTACTGCAACACGGTTGACCCTTCCTTCCTTTCGAGATTGAACCGCAGAAAGCCAAGAAGTATGGAACAGCTTGCAGACATTTGGTACGAAGGGGTTTGGGGAAGCAGAAACGCACATTACAACGATTCACGCTACAGAATGCTGAATTACCACGCTTGCTTTACACACGGAACCATTGAATTCCGGTGCTTCCAATTTGCAAACAAGGGAAACGGCAGACTTGGCGGATTGCACGCAGGAGAATTAAAGAGTTACATACAGCTTTGCCTCGCACTGAGCCAAATGGCAAAAACGGTATCGAGTGCAAGCCCGAAGCAACCGCAGGTTGAGAATCCAAAATACGCAATGAGAACATGGCTTTTACGCCTCGGATTCATCGGAGAGGAATTTGAAACAGCAAGAGAAATCCTTACAAAGAACCTTGAAGGAGACACAGCCTTCAGACACGGACGAGTTGCTTGAAGGCCTCAGCTTTGAGGCCCACCGACCGCTTCGGCGGTCTTAAGGTGGTAGGAGGGAATACCCTTCAGAAAGGATGGACAGAATATGGAAAAATATTACTTAGCATACGGAAGCAACCTTTCCGTAGCACAAATGGCACAGAGATGCCCCGATGCAGTTTATGTCGGGACGGCAGAAATTGAAAACTACCAACTTCTTTTTAAGGGAAGCCAATCGGGAAGTTACCTTACCATTGAGCCGAAGGTTGGCAGCAAGGTTCCGGTTTTGGTTTGGAAAATCAGCAATCGGGATGAGATGTACCTAGACCGCTATGAAGGATGCCCTACCTTTTACTATAAAAAGGAAATGGCGGTAGAAATGAAGGGAATCCACAAAGGTGAGGATTTGGGTAAGGTGGAAGCCATTGTTTACATCATGCATGAAGACAGAGCGCTTGGATGCCCCACAAAGTATTACTACGACACCTGCCTTGAAGGTTATTGCCGATTTGGTTTCGAGCAGACGGTGCTTCAGCAAGCACTTTACGATAGTGTTGGAAAGCGGGTCGGAAAACATTTACTGAAGGAGGTTGGATACTTTTATGAATAGAATGAGATTTCCGAGCAGAGAAGAAGTGGAGAGGGTACGAGCAGAGTACCCTCAAGGAACAAGAGTTGTTCTTGAACGGATGGATGATATACAGGCACCTCCTATTGGAACGAAGGGTACGGTCCGAGGAGTGGATGATACAGGTTCGATAATGGTCAATTGGGACAACGGTAGCGGACTCCATGTTGTTTATGGAGAAGACCGATGCAGAAAAATCACAGAAGGGAGGGAAGAGGCATGAAGGTAGCCACATATTGTAGAGTTGGAAGGGTGGAGAACCCGGAAGAGGCATTGGCAAAGCAGAAGGCTCGCTTGGAAGCGTTCTGTAAGGAACAAGGATATGAAGTTGCACATACCATAACAGCTTTGGATAAAGGCACGAGAATCCTTGCATTCAACGAAGCCAAACAGCTGATTGAGTTAGAAGTAGTGGATGGAATTGTAGCAGAGAAGTTCAGTGACCTTGCGAGAAACAGCACGATGCTTAAGGGACTTAGGGATTTTGCCAAAGAGCATAATGCGGTGGTCGTGGATGTTCATAACAGAAAATTATAGGAGGAAAGAATATGGCAAAGTGTCAATGTTGCAGTAGAGAGATGCTAACCGCAGATGGATGTGGAGTTGAAGAAATACATATAGGCGGCAAGATTTATCCGAGAATCCGATGCGGAACAGCAGAAGATTTGTTTGGAGAAATGGAAGAAGGGAGTCGTTGTCATGACTGCGGAGCCAAGGTGGGATTTTTCCACCATTGGAACTGCGATGCAGAACGATGCCCGGTTTGTGGAGAACAATTGCTTAGTTGTGATTGTGAAGAGGTATATGTTGACAATAGTAACGAGGTGGACGATGACGGAGAAAATTAAAGAACAGATACTTGCCGTAAGAGACACAGGACGCACCAATATGCTCGACAGCAACGTGGTTCAGGTGATTGCGAATGAAATGCACTTCTTTGAACTTGTGATTTTCATTGAAGAAAATAGGGAGGCATACGGCAAATTCATCCTGACGGGCGAGTGCTAATATACACAAAAAGTACCTCTAAATATTGGTAGGATTGAAGGGCAGATATTACTGGATATATCTGCCTTTTAGAGCGAATATGTACCTACCAAAAGAAAAGGAGGATGTACATTATGTTTAAAGAAGGCTCAATCGGAAATATGAAAGACGGTAAGGTGGAGGACATTTGCCATTATTGGGCAAAGGTGTATGACGAACCCAGCGAGTACGGAATCAACGGCGGCAGAATTTCAAAGCTGATGATTCAGAAGGGCGGAGTTACGACCTGCAATTACGACAGAGGTTGGGATGTAGAGCCGAAAGACGAAGCAACCAAGTTGGCATTATGCATTTTACTGAACGAATATAACTAAGATTTACACGATAAGGGATTCCCACGGGAGTCCTTTTTTTGTTGCCATGAAACGGAGGTGAGGACAATGGCGCAGAGAGGAAGAAAACCGAAGCCAACGGCAATCAAGGTGCTTGAGGGCAATCCGGGCAAGCGTAGCCTTAACACGGCCGAACCAAAGCCGGAAAAGAAGGCTCCCCGTTGTCCTTCATGGCTTGAAGAGGAAGCAAAGAAGGAATGGAAGCGTATGAGTAAGCAGTTGGAGCAACTCGGTATCCTAACGGAAATCGATATGGCTGCTTTTGCAGGATATTGTCAGGCATACGCACGTTGGAAAGAAGCAGAGGAATTTATCACACAGCATGGAACAATCGTAAAAACTCCGAGTGGTTATTGGCAGCAGGTACCGCAGGTATCTATTGCCCAGACCTACCTTAAGATTATGAATAAGTTTTGTGAGCAGTTCGGTCTTACCCCGTCAGCACGAAGCAGGATTGTTTCGGATGCGGGAGAGGATAAGGAAAGTGATGAAATGGAACTTCTTC